GTCCCCTTTATTTTGCCTTGAATTTCCCTAGGAAACTATAACAAACTCTTCTGCCCTTCCTCTAAGTACCAATCAAACTCTATGTGACAATCCACACATGCTTTCTTATTGATACTTGTGAAGGTGAGTAGGTCTTTGTTCCCACATTGAGGACACTCTTTGGTAGTTACTTTCTCACTCATGATTCTCCATCCAATCTTCTATCATCATATCGATACAGTGCTTTGCCTTAGCTAAGTCCTGTAATGGTGTACCCTTATCTTGATAACGAGTGACGTACTTAATAGCTGTATGCTGTAGTGCATTCAACTCATTAGCCATAGAGTATTCCATTGGCTGAATCTTAAGCTTAGAGTAGTGGTCACCTCCTACCTGAGTAGCTTTAGCAGAACCTAGGAATGGTTCATGTTCATCAGGTGTATTGGCCTCCCCTTGTGAGAAGATATTCCATATCCTCATTTCGTCTTCGTTTATGTACTGGGGGTTTATGAAGGTGGGTTCAACCTTATTCATAACTTCTATCCTCTAACTGTCCTTCTAGTTCTGAGAACTTATTAATAATAATATCCTCATTCCTATTCACTAAGGTTGCACTGTCAAGCTGTAACAACTCAATGAGCATGACTTCATCCAACGCTTGTAAATGTACTTTCAACTCTTCGAGTGTCATTGACATATCGTTTCCTTAAATAGTTCATACTAACTGGCATCTCGTCAAAGCTTCCATCCTTTACATCATTCATTACCCACAGTCCACGCCATGATCCATTGGTCTGAGGTGTCAAGTACTCTTCATCGTGTTGGTAGTAGATACCAGCAAAGAGTCCTGTCATATTCAAACCATCAGCCCTACGTGCATAGGCTATGTCCCTGTCTTGAACATGCCCCATCACACAGCTCATGTGCTTCTTAGTGAGTAGCATCTTAGCAGAGGATACTGGCCTACCCATAACACCTGATGTAAAGTAATGGCAGTACGCTACACCATCAACAACAATGGGGTCTAAGAACTGCTTAACTTCCCAGCCTTGTAGGTTGAAATCATCGTAGCTAATTAACCCATCAAGTTTAGGATCATTCTCAGTGGCTCTGTTGATTCGGTTCTCATGGTTGCCCATTAAGAATATCATTCTAGGATTCCACTGCTTCTTCTTGTTACGAGTTAGCCGCCATTGCTCCTGCAGGATAGGCTTCATGAGAGCAGCCATAGCCTCATTACCAGACTCTACGTCCTTAGTGTACCGCCTACCTTCAAAGCTCTTCTTACCTACATCATAGGAGCTTAGGGAGGACATATCCCAGTGATCTCCTAAGTGTATAATAACATCAGGCTTAGTGTCAGCAGCAAACTTACCTGCCCACTCTAAGTGATCATAACTTGTGTCGGGTTTGACCTGCGTATCAGGTATGATTAAATGTTTCATTTAGTATTCCTTCTAGTTAAGGTTCTAACTTCACGTTCATCACGAGTCTTAATGCCATGACATACCCAGCACAAGACTTGATAACCATCTTCTTCTAGGAACATACGGTTTATGTATGTGTCCCAATCTACAAAGCCCACTGCTGGGTCAACAACAGGATCGATGTGATCCACTGCAGCGTTGTTTCTCCTACGACCTTTTCCAACAGGTGGAAGAGTAGCAGGGCCAATGACCCCACAGCAAGCACAAAGATAGCGCCCTGTAGAAACTCTAGCAGATTTCTTAACATCAGTCTTCACTCCCCACTTACCATGTGCTCCACGTAAAGCGGAGGTTATGAAGGACTTATGTCTAGCTTCTGTCCAGCGTCCGTTGTTACGGGTCTTGGTGGTTGCCATAGTTCATCATCCTGTCTACGTAAGTATAAGAGAATCCCATTCTCAATGGCTCTCTCTTCACTACCTAGTTTATCAACACATATATTATACATTTCAAGCTCAGTCTTACCAGCCAGTAACTTACCAGCTTTAACAGGGCCAATGCCAGCAACACCTATGATGTTGTCAACCTTGTCACCTTCTAAGAATTGCTTATAGAAATTAAGTAAGCCTTCTTCTTCCGTAATATAATATTTAATCTTCTTAACAAAGTTATAATGCCAGCCTTTAAACTGGTCAAAGTCTTTATCTAAAGATATGGCGATAGCTTTATCACCTTCCTGTGTTGCACGTATTGCTATCCTATCATCTGTCTCTTCACCACTAGTCACAATAGCACCGAGTTCTTCTACAAAGAAATCCCTCAGTGCTTGGAGGTGTATAGGCTTTTCCATACCATCACGATTACCTTTGTAGGGTACAGTGACAGCGTGATCATTCCTAAAGTTACCTTTGCCTGTAATGTAATACTCAACTGTATGAGTAGCATCATCTGAATCCATTACTAGATCCTCAATGATAGTATTCACATAGTTGAGCAGTGTCTTACAAGCGACCTGTTGTGACTCGTTGTTGCAAGCGAAACCTATGCGATAGCAAAAGATGTCTGCATCAACGAGTAAGATCATAGCTCTGGAATATCCTCAAAGCTAGTAGCAGCAGACTCGTAACGAACCAAGTCATTCACTCGTGCTTTGGATATGCCTAAGCTAACACCTGTCTTACCTTTAAAGTTGTAGTCAAAAGGTTTAACAATGAAGGTACACTTAGATCCATTACCTACAGATTCAGTCATCTTGAAACCCATATCATCCTCTACATGAGGTGGATACTTAGACGACTTAGCTGTGACAAAGTAACCTCGGTCATCACCTTTGTTCTTAACTGATACACCCATACCTTCTAGGCGATCAACTTGTTCTTCTGATAGTTCACTAAGATCTACCTGATACTTGTCTGACATTTCATTCTTCTCTAGGAATGAGAACCAGAAAGCAGTGGCTTCGATTTTAAGTGGGTTATGATTTTGCATGGATTTTTCCTTTGTTTAAACATTATCACTAGACCTATGTGCAAAGCTAGTGTGTGTGCGCCCAAGTTGGCCCTACGTTGTAGTCACCATCCAATGGACAATTCATTTCAAAGTGCAGCCCAGCATCAACGATGGCCTGTACTCCTAACTTACCTACCAAGTCTGCATCTTCTGCTGAAGATTCGATCTGCCATTCGTCATGGACGTTAGCTACAAACTTGTACCACACTCCACTATCATCAAGAGATTTCTTGAGAATAACTAGAGCTTGCTTCATCACTATTGCGCCAGCAGATTGTAAGAGAAAATTTAAAGCACTGTGCTCTGACTCTACTCTTAACCTACGTCCGTCCAGCCCTCGTAGTGTACCACGTTTACGCATACTCTGCAATACGATCTCTTTCAACCGAGCATACGCAGGTAGGTTCTTCATAAACTTATCAACCAGTTGCTTACCCTTACGAGCAGAGCCACCAGCTATCTCTCCAATCTTAGCGAAACCTCCGCCATAAATCAGGGCGTATATGAAAGTCTTCGATTGATCACGAGTAGCTAGCCCAGCCATGTGTTGATTATACGTATGTATATCCCCTTCAAGTAGTTGCTTGATGTAGGCTTTATCATTCATGTAATGGGCAAGCATCCTCAACTCCAAACCAGAAGCATCGATGCCAGTTAATAAGTTCCCTTCCTCTACAATCCAACAGGCTCTACAGTCTGTACTATAGGTTGAACCTGCACCAAATAGTAACTCACCTGTCTTCTTGTCCTTCTTAGCTGATGGTACTTGGGCCATGTTAGGATTATTATGAGTCATACGTCCAGAGACAGCTCCATTAGTAATCACTCCACCATGTACACGACCATCACTACCAACTGCATTTACCCAGCTATCGATCTGACTAACTCTTTTCTGTAAGGTTAGATATTCTAGTATCAACTTAGCTTCAGGTAAATCTATTCCTGCCAAGGTCTTCTCATTAACAATGATGTTACCCTTGTCAGTTTGACTACTGAATACTACTCCTTTGCCTTGGAGTCTTTCAGCGATTTGCTTACGGCTTCCGAGGTTGAAGACTGTGACTTTATCTTTAAGCCGCTTACCTGTCTTTTCCGAGACTCGCTCCTCCACCAAGGGTGGGAAGACTGCTTGGACTGCTCGTTCGATTTCATTCATTCTCCCCATAAGATCACTTAACAATTGGTTTGCTCTAACAGTGTCTAACTTAAATCCATTAGACTGCTGCTCTGCAATTATGATTGCTACTTCATGCTCTAGCTTAATACATTCCTCTGAGAATCCATCCTCTAGTAGTAGGCTGGTGAGGTGAGGCTCAAGCAGATGGGTTATCTCAACATCCATCTTGCAGTAGGTACGCATCTCCTCTGTTAGACCACCATCATAATCATCGAACTTAATCTTAGGGTATCCCAACCTGTCACCCCAAGCTGATAATGAATGACCACCTTCTAATCGTGGACACCATAGCCGAGACATTAACACTGTATCTCTCAGCTTGTAGTTAGGTATCTGTACCTGCCATAGTTTATCTATCTTAGGTGCATCAAACCCTGTGATGTTATGTCCTATTACGTGGCTTGTATGACGCAGGTGCTGCTCTAACTGCATCGGGTTCACTAGTAACCTCTGCTTTACCTCGCCCTCTCTTTGGATTCCACAACACCATATATGATCCTGCTTCCATGTTGTCTCTATATCTAGCGTTAGCTTCATTGTCCATCACCTCTAGTGCGTAGCTGCCTATCTTACTCATGGTCGTTCCTCCTTTAATCACGTTCCCAACTCTTATGTCCATACATTTCATTGCAACTTTGGATAGTCTCTACTACTCCTCGCTCAATAACTTCAATACGATAGTCATAATAAGGGCCATAATCTTCAATGTACTTATCCATAGCTTTCAATGTATAGCAACTGAACATGATATTATGATCATTATCCATTAAACAGTAAGTATATTTCTTCATAGCTTCCTCTCCTTGTCCCACTTGTAGTGCTTCTCGTACCACTCAGAGAACGGATGATAGTAATCCCCTTCACCTATTTCATCACGCTCATTAGCCAACTCTTCCTCTAACCACATAGCATACTGTTGCCACATCTTAGCTTCTCTAGCAGTGTCGAGGTATGACAGGATACCACTATATACACAAGTATCATTAGTACCATAGTTCCCTCCAATGAGTTCCCTTAGTTCCTTATGCTTGTCGTTATAGTCATCTTGACCATCATCAATAGCTTCATACTCTTCCCCACAACCATCTGACATAGCACGTTCGATACAATATTCAGCGTAATCATCAAGCTCATTAAGTAGATTGTTTACAGTAGGTTTCATAACTCAGCCGCCTCTTCTTTCTCTAACATTCTACCAGTGCTGTGACTGTAAGCTAACTCATTAGCCTTACCTGTGAGGCCACAGAATCGGTTCTTAAGTACACGTACATGAGTAGTGTTCCTAGTCTCTTCATCCTCTGCTTGTCCATTACGTTCAAGACCTAGTACCATATCACTAAGCTGTGCGATAGAGCCAGAGCCACGTAGCTGTGACAAGCTAGACGCTGCACCTTCCTCATGACCTTTACCATCAGGACGCTTGAGGTGAGATACAATGAACAGTGCAATACCTGTCTCCTGTACTAGCATACGGAGCCTAGTCATGATCTCGTCTAATGCTTTACGTTCATCGCCACTAGCCTGTGCTGACACCACGATAGATACGTGATCCAATACTACATACTTACATCCTAATCCTTTAGCCATGTAACGTACACGAGCTACAATATTATCAACACCAGTAGAACCGAAGTGGTCGAATAAGAATATACGATCAGTGCCTAACGTGGCATCGAATGCATCCTTCCTCTCCTCGTCTGTAGCTATAGTGTCAGGTAGATGTAATGGTTTGTTAGCAGCAAGGGACATTAAAGATAGAGCAGCTTTCTTAATACTCTCTTCAAGGAATAATATTCCTATGTTATCTTCTGTCTTACTGATGATCTGCCATATAATCTCACGCATGAACTGACTCTTACCTAGTCCAGATCCAGCGGTAACTGTAACCAACTCACCAAATCTAATTCCATACGTAAGTTTATTGAGTCCATCGAAAGGATAGAGGCAGTCTGCTGGGGCGATAGGCTTGTTAACCTCTTCCCATAGTGAAGCTCCTGCAATAATTCCATCTGGGACAAAGCGTTCTGAGTTCCACCATCGGTCAATGAACTCTTTTGTACGTCCAAACTTAAGGTAATCGTTTGCATCCTTCTCGTCCTTAGTGTGCTTATATACCTTAGTCTTACCACCAAACAACTCAGCCACTTGGTTAGCAGCCTTGACCCCTACCTCGTCTGAGTCGAAGCATACCACTATGGTATCGAAGCTATCTAGGTACTCGTATGAGGCTCGACAATCTTTCAATGCACCAGAGCTGCCATTCTTAATAGATACTACAGGGTACTTACTACCTAGCATCTGGTAGGCAGACAGAGCGTCATACTCACCTTCAGTTACAGTAATGTACTTACCGCCTTTAGGGAACAAGTTCTGTCCGAACAGTACTGTGTCCGACCAAGCACCTGATGTAAAGAACTCCTTCTCTGGAGTCCGAGTCTTAGCTCCCACTAAGAAACCATCCTTATCATGGTATCCGAAGATCATACGTTCGCCATGTAACTGGGCCTTGTATGTCTTACAGGTATCGCTTGATATGCCACGAGCAACTACACTCTTATATGGCTTGGTGTTTAAGTCTTCTTTAGTTCTATCGAAATTTCCTGAGGAAACTTTAGTACTAGGTACATCCATATCTATCTCCTTACCTCTAGTTCGTTTATCACAGGCGAAGCAGTTGCTCCACCCTTTATCATCAATGCTCAGTGCGTCACTGCTCCCGCAGTCGTCACAAGGCAAGTGTGTTTTGACGAAGCCCATTATTAAAATCCTCATATTCGTGGTCAGTCATAAAGTGACACATTACTTCATCAAGGGCCATGAGTGTAGACCAATCTGAACTATCGCCACCATCTTTTAATATACTCACGTAGTAACTTTTAAGGCAACTAACTGTAATTGCATTAGCATCTTCTATTCCCACTTCAATCTTCATCCTCTCCTCCTTCCTTAGCACTATGCATAAGCGTAATGCTGATTGGTTTGCCTGTCTCCTCAGACTTATCTAACGCTTCACACATGATAGTGTATAGCTTAGTCTCTGTATCTACACTATGTTTAGTGTACTGGAAGAACTCATACATAGGTGACAGGAAGAATATGATAACAGATCCTAGTATGGAAAGTCCAGCCGCTAACCACACTACCTCCGTGAACCAACTAAGCATCAGTCACCCCTGCTATGTGCATAGCCCTCTTCTCAGCTATCTTCTCGTACAGGTCGTGGTGTACTATAGCTGCTGATACTGAGGTGTGTCCTCTATTTAGTATTTTAGCAGTGTCTGATAGTGATACTCCTAATGCTCTTAGGTCTACTACTTTCTGCAGCTCAGAAGATACCCAGTATTTATGAGGCCGTCCACTAACTTTATTTACTACAGATTTTACTGGCTCCTTCCTATCACCGAACCAAGCAGCGATCTTAGGTTTGAATATTATACTCATAGCAACTGCCCCTCTTTAAATAATTTAATAGCCTTAACAAGGTTCTCTGCTTTGCCCTTGTTGTAGGTTCCGAATGGCTCAGACATTAAAGCCCCCTTAGAGTACGCATCTAGCTCATTGTTCAGCCTCTCTAACTTTCTTGCTCGTGCTAATTTTTCTTTAAGTTCTGACACCTATTCATCTCCAATTGATAACAAGTCCATACGATTAATAGTTCCTATCTCTTCATCCATACATTTACTACAACCACCACACAGATCAAGGTATTCACCTGACTCGTATTTTCTTGTTGATTCATAATCCGTTAACTCACAGTCGCAACTAATACAACGCATAACTACCCCTATACATAACCCAGTGGTTAATTATACCATAGGGGTTTACTTGTGTCTACATATGTGCTATACTCTACTCTGTTGTTAACAAGGCATGAACATCTAATAATAATTATGTATAATCCTATTAAGAAACTCTATAGAGATAGCAAAATAAGAATACTATAATTATATATAACACTATCTTTCTAACAACCATTATTCATTGTCCTCAGATCCATACAACTCCTGCAGTAGGATTAATTCACTTTCCTGAAGAACTAAAGGACTCTCAGAATAGTACTCAGTCCATTCTTCAACAGAACTAACTAGCTGCATGTCACCAATCAATGCATCATGAACATAGCTATCCCCATAATCAAATGACCCATGAGTTGCGTCAGTCTTAGCACCAATAAGCCATTTAGCGTATCGATTCTTTCTCTCATTGTCGGGGTGTTGGTAGGTTTTAATTACATGTATAGTGCAATGTCCCCACGGCCCTTCCCCTTCATAGATTGCATGTGGTGTATCAAAGTTACTCTTACCAAACGGATTCTTTTTTCTCATGTTGCACTCCATTCATCATATGATAGTTGAAAGTCATCGTCATCTAAGCTATTGATATAGAGTATGTAGTCTGCATTATACTCTGCTTTAGTGTCATCGTTGTCGTCAGCCATTGCCATGACTGCCTTGATAAACTTCCTGTCCTCTGCTTGACGCATCCACACCCTGCTCTCTGAATTAGTCATACTAAACTCTCCTCTATAGCTATTCGTAAGTTATAAGATGCTGACAGCGCGTCAGATAGTAGTGACTCAAGCGCCTTATCATCTCCCTTGTACTTGATCATAACATCTATAAGGTGTGAACGAACTCGCTCTAACTTATACACATCTAGTGCGTCATAAGTTTCCTTGGGAAATTTTAATTCTTCTGTTTCTATAATATTCATGACATCGTCCTGTAATCTGAGTTAACCATGTATAGGTATTCGGGCTGGCCTACGACAGTGGATTTAGGGTTATTAACTTGCGTAACAAAGCCAACAGCTATAGCCTTAGCTACAAGCTCTTCTTCACCTAACTCAAAGTTAAATGATGGGGCGTGATTATGAAACAACTCTTTACTGGTTAAGAATATATCACTCATATTATTTCCCCTTGATTCCAAATTGCCTAAAGCTGTAGCCATCACGCTTACCTGCCTTGATTAAATACTCGGTGTCCTCACTTTCAGAACATCCCTTCAATTCTTTAATCATTATGTCTTCATATGCTAGGGAGTTACCTAGTCTTAGAAACTTACGTGCTCGTTTTACTGTTGAATCTAATGTGTTCATGCTTTCTCTCCTTCACTATGATTATATACAGACCACCATTGCTCGTCACTGAGTAGTTCAAGGTACTCAAGAGACTCAATCCACCCACTCTTTTCCTCAAGGATGTCAAAGTACTCACTATTCACTAAAATAGTCTTCTGATCTCCGTAATAGTCTAAAGCCCTAGTAACAATAGCCTTAGCTTCAGGCGACATTGCATCTAATTCATCCATCAAGTCTTGATACTTCATTATAAAACCTCCAATGTTTCCTAGGGAAACTCTATGCTGCATTTAATAAAGGGATTCGGGTAGTGTCCACTATAAAGTTAGACTTAAGAGGATCAATCTTTTCCTCACCAGCCACTGCTTTTACTACCTTATAAGTAAGGCCAATAATCTTACCTTTCTGAGATAGGTTGAGTATGTCACTTACATCCCCATTAACTACCTCTCTACCTAAGAACGTATCTGGCATTGGGCCATAGAATACGACTGAGATAGGTACATCTGTTTGTAACGCAATCTCCACATACTTCTGATACTCAGGTGCTTTGGAGTAGGAGAACATGAGGGAATAATTATCTGGTAGTTTTTTCTTTAGCCTATGAGCATGTTTGGTATAGTCGTAGAAATTTATGTTAGGGAACATCTGAGGAATAGCATAAGCTGCTAACTCCCATCGTACATCACTAAAGACATTGAGCCTTACCCAACACTCCACACCTGACTTATTGCATAACTTCTCAAAGAGAGTAATCTCATGTATAAGCTGCTTAAGAAAAGCATCTGGGTCAGCGTGGAACCAATCTGACTTGGCCTGTCGTGCCGCCATTACCGCATTAAATCTACCTCTACCAGAGTAGCGTAAACATTCCAAAGCACAGGCTGCTATCCATCGGAATACGCAGAGATCGTCATCAGGCATCATTGATAATCCTGCCGATCTTATAAGAACATCTTTATTATTCTTAGCTAGCTTAGTGTTTCCACCGCTGGTGTCTAATAACTTGATCATGATACTACCTCTCTAAGCTCCTGTAGGACTGTCTAACGAGTTTCCTAGGGAAACCCAAGCTACCCTACTAGGTGCTAATAAATTATCTTAGATCGCATTACACGATCACCATAACTTCTTCAATAATCTTAATATAATTACACAAGTATACATTGCCTCGTGCATGTTCTTTTTTCGAGTAACCTTTACACTCAACCAGCACGATTGTCTTGTCAAGTGGATCATTAAAATTCTCCATGTATTTCAGAGCATCGGCTAAAGATGGGAGGACATGTATCCCACTATGATAGTATTTACCACCACTACCATCACGCACCCAATTAATCTTGGCATGTAACCACTCTCCCTCTTTGACTTGCTTAGATCCGTTAATAGAGTGAAACAAAGTGCTCCACCATCCATCAGTTTTACCATACTTCATAATTTTATAAGCAATCATTATCGTTCCCTCATAACATATAGGCGTTCAAACATTGGAACATCATCAGCAAGCACTTCGTTCCATCCATCCCCATCATCATTAGCATAGTACCATTCGGGAGGAAATGTAGACAAACATACGCGGAGTAAAAGTTGACCACCTATAAACATAGAACTACAAGAACCCTTAACTACTGACTCAACTTTAGTCATAATTGTTCCCTCATAACATAAATGCGTTCAAACATTGGCACATCATTGTTGCCAGCCAAGACCCTCGCATAGACGCCATCATTAAGATAGTACCCCACTACTTTACATGGGCCAAGATTAGACAAACTCATACGCATGAATTGCTGACCGCCTATAACCATAACGCTACATGCACCCTTAACTACTGACTCAGCTTTAAACATACTAACTCCCTATCATAATTATCTTGTAAAGTTTGGCTCACATCATCACCTGAAGCATAAGCTAATGTAATATAATACGCCATCGCCATCATCCTAGGCCAACCACGGGCCATTATCAACCTGTTAACATCTCGCATCGTGTATTTCATAAGATCAATTCCTGAAATTTTCATACAAATAAAAATAAGGAAACTCTCTAGACTTCAGAGAATTTCCTAGGGAAACTTTACGCTGCCAAGGCTTCAGCAATTGCCTCTTTGATTTCCGTTGGCGTAACGTCACAAGCCTTGTAGCTATCAATTAGCATCTGCAAATCCTGCAATGTAATTTCTGGTTCGTCTGCTTCAATCCATTTCTGAATTGTTTCTAACTTGGTTGGAGGCGTTTCGTTATATACTGCCTTGCGCCATTCGGCATAAGTATCAAAATTATTAGGTGATAGATTCTCATCACGCGACTTCTTAAAACATGACAGCACTTGACGTACCGCACTCACTGCTTTTTTCTCTGCTACATCTGCATTTTTACCAGTTCCTTTAGGGAAAGCCTTGGCAATATCTACTTTAATTTCGAGTGCAGCTTCAGCGTTATTGAGGTTAACGCCACTATCCTGCAATGTTACCGCAAACACTCTACGAGCGTCATTAGTCTTGTCACTAGCCTTAATTGCCTTAGTTAACATGTTGCCGATATTCTTAATTTCTGTTTGAAAATTCATAATCATTCTACCTTTTTGGTCAATTCATTATATCCTTTGGAAGAATTTCCTAGGGAAACTTTTTGCTCTTTAAATCGGAGGCGTACTTGCCCGTTAAGATCAATCCGAAATGTAGACGGACTAACCCCTTGAAACATTCACACCTAAATCCAGATTGTTAAAGAGCACAGGTTATTTGCATGGGGTTATCATACCCTAACTAAGTAACAACTACTTACTTAACTAACCATATGACTATAATACGTTAACCATGCACCACTGTCTATACTGTCAGATGA